TATGCCGCACTCATGGAATGCGCGGAGGAAATGGTTAATGTTGTCCGTGCGGTGTTCGCTCATTCCAAGCGCCAGACAAATCTGCTTTTTGCTGCACGGCTTTTGCATTATTGCCAGCGCGATAAGCGCGGATAATTCCGCTGCGGTGCGCCTCATGCCATTCCCCCGAGGTGGAACACACTTGCCGGCGCTTTGCACTTGAACGGCAGCGGCGAGAATGGGTCGGCCCGGCGCTGAATCACGGCGTCATCGTATTCAGCCCCCAATTCGGCCCGCACCTTTTCCCAATGCCGCGCCGATGTAACGCGGTTTCTGGCCCTGCGCTTCTCAGCGGCCACCTTCTCCGCAGCCCTGCGCACCACGATTGCCCGCTTGGGTTCGTACCATTCCACCCTGCCGCCGAGCCCATGGCGCACCAGCGCAATCTGCCCAGCGTGGCGCAGCGCACAGGCACCACGGCGCACAAGCTCAAACGGCAGGCCCATGCGCTCGGACAGTTCCTCATTCGTCACCCCGGCAGCGGCTTTGATGGCGGCGAGAATTGCCGGCAGGGCTGCTTTACAGGCTGCGGTCAGTTGGGGCATTTCGTTTCCTTGGGTACATGCACCGGGCAGCGTTGCGGCAGTTCGGCCAGGTCGCGGCCCACCTCGGCCACCCGAGTTCGCCAGATTCCGGCCCTGATTGCGTCATGGCACCGGCCGGCGCGGTAGTTCTGGCAGGCTGTGCATGTCACGCGGTCGTCGTCGGGCATTGCAGGGCCTTGCGCAAAATGTTGGCAACTGCCGGCGCAGCTGGTCCTGTCAGCCGGTCAGCGTCACGCACGGCCCGTGCGTCGAATGCGTCAAAGCACGCCATAAACCGGCGCTGCATGTGGCCTAGCTCGCGCTCATCGCAATGACAGATCGCGGCCCATCCGCCCACGGCATCGACCGCGCTGCGCTGTTCTGCGGTCAGGTTTGCGCATCCGTACATGCCAACCCTGCGCGCTTCGCCCAGCACATGCGCCCATGCGGCCGTCTGCTTCTCTGCCGTGTCACCTTGAAGCTGCCGCAGAATGTCGGCCGACTTCGGCAACCACTGCCCGCGCTGCGGGTCGCGCCGATGGCGGGTAAACGCCGCTTCGATTTCGTCGGGCGTGAATTGATCAAGGTCCGCAAGCCACACACTCACGGCCACATCGGAAAGTTCGCGCTCGTAGTAGGCATAGCAGCCAGCAAGCGTTTTCAGCAGTCGGTTACGGTCGGTCATGGTGTCTCTGCAAATCGTTGAAGCGTGGCAATGTTTCGGGCCATGAGTGCGTCAGCCTTGCTCGGCCCAGCCCTGGCTCCATTGCCAGCCTTGAGAGTGGCTTGTAACCACGGGACAGGCTGAATCGGTCGCTCGCTGGCGCAGCGGTCAAGGGCCGCACGCACAGCGGCCTCCCCGTGTTCCTTGCACTGAGCCGCGAGAAAACTGCGGGCGTTCTTGTCGGTGATTCCGGCAACAGTTAGAAGCGCCACCCCGGAAGCAAAAACCACATCCCGATCAGTCGGCGGCGCGACAGCGCCCGAACCTTTAGGTTCGGAATGAGTTTGTTCTTCTCTTCTCTTCTCTTCTCTAGCTAACGCACCCGTAACGCTCGCAGCGTTACATTCGGCTGACGGTTGCGTTTCCTGCGCGTTACGTGAGCGTGCAGACGCGACACGCTGCGCGGTCTGGCAGCGTTTCTTTGCCGATGCGCCGTTGTGTTCCTCGAACCCCCGAATCTCGATGCCGTCTCCGTCTGCCGCCAGCCAACCCACGTCCACCAGCGCCGACGCAAACCCTGCAACGCCTGTCTTGCGGTCGATCTGGCGCAGCGTCATGCCCGGCAGGCGGCCATCCTCCGTGTGCTGGTCGGCCATCGCCCAAAGCCAGTACAGCGCCCCAATGACAGTGGCCTCTGCGGTTTCCGTCAGATCGCACAGCCGCGTCACCCGTGGGTCATCCCACAGGTTGCAGCGCATCTTGATCCAGTCACCGGCCATCACTGCCCCCGCAATCTCTGCCACTCGCTGCTGAAGCTCGGCCAGCGCGGATCGGCAGGCAAATCGGGCGCAGCTTCAATGCGGTTGTTCGGGCGCTGGGTGGCGTCAATCGTCCGCTTCGTCTGCTTCGTGCAAATCGGGTTGCCCGGGGCCAGCGCGCCGATATGCCGGGCAGCAATCGACACGGGCGCCGGCCTGGCGAACTTGATTTGCTGCTTCGCCTGCGGGATCGCGGGGGGCTTGCGCTGGTGCTGCTTCGTGACGGCCTGCGCCTTTTTGGCAAACTCAGCCGCCACCCATGCATCAGCCGGCTTGTCGCCACCGAACCAGCGCACGCACACGCCCTTGTGCAAGCCCTCGAGCGGAACCTTGCGCATGGTCGCCTGCCCGGCCTTCTTCAGCGCATTGAGAAGGTTCCCGACATGGCTTTCAGACCGGCGCATGACTTCGCGCAACTCGGCATTGCTCACACCCTCGGGGCGCTGCACCAGCGGCAGGATTTCGGCCATCTGGTCTACCGTGCGGCGCTTCATGCTGTCCACTTCGTCGCAGTACGCACCACGCGGAACACCACCAGCCCGTCAGACTGGCGCGGCTTGCGCTGCAGGGCTTCGTGCGGCTTCAGGTAGCGGTGCGCGGATTCCTCAAGGCGTTTCCAAGGGCAAGAACTCACCCGCAACGCCTCAAGGTCTCCATACGTCATCCCGGCGCGGCTGCGGCGGATGGCGCGGATCAGTTGCTCGGCGTGGCTCATGCGGCAACCCCAAAAAGAGATTGCTGCGCGCTTCGCGCCGCCAAGTGCTGGCATGCCTGCTGCCAATACTCGGCCTTGAGTTCGGTGCCGATGAACCGCCGGCCAGTTTCCAGCGCGCAGACCCCCTCGGAGCCGATGCCCATAAATGGCGACAGCACAACATCCCCCGGATTGCTCCACAACTGGATTGCCCGCTTCGTCAAGTCCAGCGGCATCGGGCAAATGTGCTTCTCATCGTTCGGTGCACGCTGGGCGTTGAGAACATCGGTTTCCCGCGTGTCCATCCAAACCGGCGATGCCCATTCCTGCCACTGATCAAGCGGGAACGTATCGACGGTGTGAGTGACTGGCGAAACCTCTTCGCCTTCTTCGGCCCACTTGCGAAAGACCATGAAGTACTCGGGCAAGCCCTGCCGACTGAAAGACGAGTCGGCGCGCAATTGCTTGTAAAGCAAGCCATGCGCCTTGGTCTTTGTCATCTCGCGCACAGGACAGCGCCAAATGGTCACGCGGCTGTGGAAGTCAAACCCGGCGTCCTCATGGGCGCGCACCAGCATGCCCGGGAAGTCACGCAAGCCGGCCGTGCCGCGCTGTGTCTTGTAATACACCAAGTCCTTGCAGTGGACGGCCACGATGCGCCCCGGCCGCATCACGCGCACCAGCTCAGCCAGCAGGAAGCGATATTGCTCGATGAACTCTGCATCGCTGGCGCAATTGCCCATGTCGGCAATCGAATCGTTGTAGATGTAGAGCCCAGAGAACGGCGGCGAGTAGACGGAGAAGTCAATGCTGTTACTGGGAAGCTGCCGCAGCACATCAACGCAATCACCATGCAGCGCAGTCCACTCCGGGCCGGTTGCAGAATTCAGGCAGCGGACTTGATCCATTCTGGAAGCCTCATCATGTGTGTTGGTTGGTAGTCGCGCACAACTCGCGGCCCGAGTCCCCGGGCCCGCAACATCGCGGCGCGCATCGCGGTTTTCATGCGAGTGTGGTCATCTGATTTGCGGTCGATCACACGGCCAATTTGGTCCTCGCCGTCAGCGACGGCAATGTGCACATCCACGGGCCTTGTTTGCCCAAAACGCCAGCAGCGGCGGACTGCCTGATACCAAGCCTCATAGCTAAAGCTGCGGCCCACAAAAGCCATGCGCGCCGCGTGCTGCCAGTTCAAACCAAACCCGCAGATCGACGGCTTGGTGACGATCACCCGGGCCTGACCGCTGGCAAACGCCTCCAGCGCCGATTCCTTTTCTTCGATCCGCATGGAGCCTCGGACCTCAACGGCATCGGGAAGCCGCTTCACAAGCGCGTCAGCCTCATAGTCGGTGTCGCACCACACCACCCACGCCTCGGCCGGTTCAGCCAGCACAACGCCGGCAATCACATCGGCGCGGGCGTCTGTTGTCTGCCGTTTCAGGTCGTGAATGCCTGTCGCGCTGGTGTCCAGTGCAAACAGCGTTCCATCCATCGCCCGCACATCAGCGGTCGTGTAGTGCGAACGAACATTCAGCTTTGGCAGTACGAAACGCGAGCCGTCAAAGCCCAAATCTTCGGGTGATTGCGCCATGCGTGACCATGAGGCCATCCAATCCCAAAAGTCCTGTTCTCCATGCCCCTTGAGCCGATAGCGGCCCATCTCGGTTTGGTCTGCGGTAAACCACCGCATAAGCATCTCGTTGGACGGCATCACGCCAAGGAACTGCGCCTGCTGGCCTAGCTCCATGTGGTCGTTTGGCGCCGGTGTAGCGGTCGCAGCCAACTTGAACCGATGGCCCGAAAAAGCGTCCATCAGGGCACGGGTCGTCTTGCCGGTGAATGCCTTCAACACAGACGCCTCATCCAGCACCACCGCACCAAACGCACTGAAATCGAGCTTGTCCAGTCGGTCGTAGTTGCAAACGCTGATGCCATCGTGGGCCTCTGACTGGTCACGGATCACGCGAGCTTCACCAATCCCCAGCTTGCAACTTTCGCGGGCGATCTGCCCAGCCACCGCCAGCGGCGCCAAGATCAGCGCCCGGCCGTTCGTGGCCTCTGCCGCCTGCTGCGCAAAGGCAAGCTCTACGGCGGTCTTGCCAAGTCCGGTGTCAAGGTAGATGCCAGCCCGACCCGCACGAATGGCGAATTCGGCGCAGTGTGCTTGGTAGTCAAACAACGCAGCCGGCATCGACGACGGCTCTATGCCAGTCGCCTGCGGTGTCGGCCGTTTGGCGCGAAGGAATGCGCTGTAGTCGCTCACACCGCCCTCGCCTTCTCACCCTGCTGTCGATCCATGCTCGCTCCTGTCAACTATTTACGCGGGGAACCCACTTACTTCGGGGAGAATGAAGACCGCACACCTAACGGGGTAGACGGGCGTCATGCGTCACGCCTCCAAGGGCCGGGCTTCGTCGTTCGCGGCCAGCATCGGCAACCACTGCTGAAGGCGCCACTGCTCGACCAGCAGCGCCCGGTGCTGCGCGGCGCGTTCGTGGTGCAGTTCGTGGCTGAAGCCGTCCGGCGTGCGAACCCGGGCCAGGGCGTCCCAGCGCATCCAGGCCAGGGAGTGCTGCACCTTCGCCAATGCGGCGGTGAGTTGGGCGACTGTCATACCGGCACCTTGGCGGGCTTCTTTGCCAGCTCGTCGCGCAGCTTCACCAACGTGGCGTAGCCCGGGTTCGGGATCTTGTTGCGCACAAACTGAGAGATCCACGAGTAGGACACGCCCGTGTCAGCAGCTACCCGCCTCCAGACGCCGCGCTTGCGCTCCAGCGCGGCGCGGACTTCAACGTCAAGTGGGGTGTTCATGCGGCACAGTATCGCAAAGTTTTGCGCCCAAAACAAGCAACACTTTGCGCGCCCGGCAACTGACCATCCTCCACCGGCCTCTCGGCCCCTGAAGCCCGCCCCGTGCGGGCTTTTTGCTGTGCGCCCCACGAACTAGGGGCGCGGCGCAATTGTCGCCCATGCGGCGCAAAGTTTTGCTTGCGCATTACGCAAAACTTTGCGATAGTCTCTCCCATGGCGCTGCACACCGCAGCCGACACAGGAGAGCAGCAGATGGC